GTCTCTATACTTTTAATTTCATTTTTAAAGTCATCAACTGTATTTACTATAGGCTTACCTCTAGCATTTAAACTTGTATTTATTAAAATAGGAAATCCCTGTTTACTTGTTATTTCAAGAATTCTACTTAAAAAAGCATTATGAGTAGAATTAACAAGTTGTAATCGAGCAGTATCATCATGAGTAGTAAATTTATCAGTTTCGGAATAAGCAATAAATAGCATTTCATAAGAAGGATGATAAATATCAAATAAATCTTCTGCTATTGACTCTAAACATATAGGAGCATAAGGTCTCCATGAATCATTTATTCTTCCCTTAATATTATTAAGTTTTGAAATATTTAAATCTGTGGGGATACATAAAAGACTTCTGTTGCCCAAAGCTCTTGGACCGAACTCCGCTCTACCATCAATAATTGCAACAACATCTCCTCTTACTATTTTATATGCAACTTCTTCTATTCGTTGCTCTAAACTATCACTATAACCTAAAAATGGGCCTTCCCATATAGGTCTATCAACTAAAGCAGCAGCACCTAAAGCACAACCTGCATCGCCGGCAGCAGGTTGTATTGCAATTTCATTGAAATTGGTATAACGTACTAAATGTGTATTGGCAACACAATTTAAAGCAACACCTCCAGCATAAGCTAACCTAAAATATCCTGTTTCTTTGTGTAGCCATCCTGCTAAATTAAGTAAACATTGTTGTAAAATCTCTTGAACACTACTGGCAATATCCCAATCAAGGGTTCCTTCTCCGAGTCCCCTTCTAAAATCTTGAAAAAGAGTATAATCTCCAATTTCAGTGTGTAAAATTTTTTCTTTTATATAGCTCGTCCATTTTGGTTCCCCATAAGCAGCAGCACTCATTACTTTACATTCATCACTTAAAGGTCTAAATCCTAAAAGTTTTGTAACTGTAGAATAAAAAAGTCCTAAACTATTAGGATATTTAAAACGCTTTAGCCAAGTAATCTTTCCATATTCATATATACCAAGACTGGTAGCATATTCTCCACCGATAGTATCGACAACCATTACAGCACATTTATCCCAGTTTGTAGTAAGAATAGAACTCATTGCGTGAGCTTCATGATGATCTACAAAACTTATGGGATACTTCCCTGGTATTACTTTTTTAATTTCTCTTTTAATAGATTGTCTTTCGATAAAATTTTTATGTTCATAAAATACAACAGCATCAGGTTTTTCTTGTTGATGTCTTAACCAACGTATAGTATTTACAGGAAATCTGTTATCAAATTTTTGACGCGTAAATCTTTCTTCATGAGCAGCTCCTTTAATATAGCCATCTTTTAAATATACTGCTCCGGAATCATGATGATAAGCACTAATTCCTATTATATTCATTAAAATACCTTTTATAAATTTGTTCTAGCATTTTTTTATTTTTATCCCTATAATTTGGATTATCAATAAATGTAACAATAGCCCACCGATGTTTAGTTACTAAGGGTTGTATTCTATGAACCATAAAGCAAGGTGTCACTACAATTTTTCCCGGTTGAGGATATATCCGTGCTAATATTTTAGTTGGTTCAGGAGCACTAAAATCTGTTTGTTCTACTCGTTTTCCTTCAGGATTCCAATTACCTACTTCAAAAGGCTGACCATCTGTAAGATAAATCATTTCTGTCCAATACCTATTTGGACGAGGACATGCTAATTTTTTATTAACATAATCCATATTATCAAAATGCCATTCATAACCTTCACCAGGTTTTAAAAGAATTACTTTATAACCACCTACATCTGCTACCCATTGATGTCCATAATAATGAACTGTTTTTTCACATCTTTTAACAATTTTTTTAGCATTTTTTGCAATTACCTCATTGAACCCAATTGAAATAGCGTCTATCCATTCAAAGTCAATGAAATCTTCCATCTATTCTCTATTTCCTCCCGTAATTTTATAGCAAAAATTGAATGACCCTGTTGATTAGCATGTCCTCTACCATCAGAATAAAGTTTAGCTAAATCTCGCATATATTCCCACCAAATACAAGGATTATCTTTTAACCACTTATGCTCTAAAATATTAGGTCTATAAATAGGAATTAATAATAAATTTTCAATAGTAAAATTTTCAATAGCAGCTTTTACAAAAAGTGCATTAGTTCTCCAATACCAATCCATTCTAGTAAATTTTTTAAACCATAAATCACGAGTTATCTTACCCCAAATATCGCCTTCTCCCCAATCATATGGAAGAATATAACTTCCATCCCCTTTAGGGTCTGCACGATGATGATGACCAATCAACCAAATTACCTTAATCCCTTTGACAAATTTATTATTTATGATATACTCAGCTTGAGCATCTAAAGTAATACCTGAATGTTCCCATCTATTAGTTAAACCTAATAGGTCAAAAACAGGTTTAGGAGCTTCTAAACTAGGAATAGACCATGAGTTACCTACTACAAAAATTTCATCCATGTTAATAATTGCCTGTGGTGATAGTTACACATTAGGAGAGGGGCTTGATTCTCCAAACCAAGTTTACTCTTGTATACTTGCCAAAAAACTAAAAGCTGAATATAAAAACTTTGCTCAAAGTGGTGCTTCAGAATATCTTATATTAAACCAAGTTGAACGAGCTGTCAAGTTAAAACCTGATTTAATCATAATAGGACATACAAATGAATACCGATGGAAAGTATGGGATTTTAGACGTAAACATTGGCAAGGATTTATAGTTGCAAATCATGTATTAAAAAATGAAAAATACTATCGTAATTGGATACTATCAGAACAAATATTAGGAAATAAAAGAAAACATGAAAAACAACATCAAGCTGCGTGGCACGCAGCAGGAATGTTATATTTTTCAGATGAAAAAATAGTTCAAGAATTATGGGAGGGAGCAGTAGCTAAACAAATAATTCTCTGCAATAATGCTAAAATAAAACATATACATCTCTCTTGTTTTCCACATCTTTATCCTAATTTATATAGTCTTACTGATCTTACTATTCCTTTTCATTTAGATAGTATGAAACATAAAGATTTTGCACCTGATGGGTCACATGCTGGAGCAAAATCTCATTTAAAAGTTGCGGAAGCTATTCATAATAAATTTTTCACATAACTGAATCTAAAATTTTATCGGGCCAATAGTATGGTAGTCCTGGTTTCTCATCCCAGCCATACTTACTATAAAATTCAAAATCTTTTTGTAATAGATTAGATCTATGACTTGCATGAAATTTATTATCACCAAACCAAGGAGGATAGTCATCTTCATGGAGATCACCAACATCTACAATCTTCATTGTATTTTTATATCCTCTATCTATCCATAACATTATAGATAAATTCATGTACTCAGTTAAGGCTTTTTCAAACCCACGCCACATTTTGGTAGCAGGATGATTAACCCACCCTCCTTTAGTGCGTTTCATAGCATTTAACAATTGCATAGATTCGACTCTTTGCTTGCCAAGACGTCTATAATCAAGACAATCTAATGACAATACAAAGTCATCATAAGGTAAAAATGTTTGCATTAGTTACAACACACTATCCAAAATCTTATTAAACTCTTCCCATTTTTCTTCTTCTTCGGCTCTATTTTCTTTTCTCATAATAGTAGCTACGCGTCGTGCAATAGGTATTTCAATGTAATATTCAACTTTAATATCTTTGAGTAGAGAACTAATTACGTCACGATGTCCATCAATCAAAATCATTAGTTCAACAATGCGTTCAAATTCTTTACGAAGTTCTTCATTAGTGGATTGCACTACTAGTTCCTCCTACAATTTTAAATAATTCTCTTTGTATTTCAGGGCGCTTACGCACCATTTTAGTTTGTTCAAGTTCCTCCATCACACTTTTAAAAGTATCCAAAGCAACTTCCAAACAATCACTAAATCCATCTTTTTTTGAAAGTTCACTGATTAACATTTTTTGATGCAAAAGATTAAAGGCTGTAATTATATTTGCTGCGCCAATTTCTCTTGAACCTTTATAATCTCCTTCATCTCTAGGAGTAAATAATTCATAATTACAAGATTCCCAAACTTCTCCTTCATCTTCATCTACTACGTCAATAGGCATAGAAGATAAAACTTTATAAATTAATTTTTTAGCATCCTTAATTTTCATTACGTTACTCTCCTATGTCACTACGTGACCCAATCATCCCTATACGGAACTGCATAAAACCACATCAGAGATTTAGACACACTTCTGACCAAGCGTGTATTAACTGAAGTACTTAAAGCATATTCTATTTCGCGCTTTAAACATAAAAATGGATTTTTTAAATTTCTAACAGGTGTTATTGAATCTAAAATATTAATCTGATTCCAATGTTTACAACGTTCTGCAAAAGCTGGAGAAGAATTTAAATAAATTTCAGATTCTTTTAAATTATTTTTCATTTCGTTATAAAGTTGATGATAAAGAATATCTTTATCTTTATCATTTAAATTAGAAATAGTAATTCTTCTAAGATTTCTTACAAAATTACGAAACGGATTTTTTGAAGTCATTTTAAAACGCATGTTTTAATACCTAAATATTAGCACAAATTTCATCATCTGGCAAATTGAAAATTAATGTAGTTACTCTTTTTCAGTTTCGATAACGTCATACTCAGTATCTGAAACAACCTTACCAATCATTTTTGGAGGCATTTCAGACCAAAAAGTTTTTGGGTCGTAATAACGATAACGAGTTAATGCTCTCCACCAAGTATTTATTTTATCTGCCGCTTTGTCATGGGCTTCTATTATTTCAAACTCAAGATCATCCATAATAGATAAACCATCAATAGCTTCTTCCATCCACTTATGAGCTAACCACGGATTCCATCGAGCTACATTTATAGCCCCACGTATTAGTTTCTTTTTAGACCACGTAGAATAACCTCTTATGAGATTAGATTGTTGCTTTTTCCTTGGCATTTTGTAACTCCTGAATATTAAGCTGAGTTTCTAAGTATACTTCAATTAAAAATCTACCTGCTAAAAATTCTCCTTGTTCCTCTTTAATTTGAGAATATTCTTTTAGTAATTCTATTGATTCATTATTTCCTTGGTTTATTAATTGATTAAAATAACCCTTAACAAAGGGTAATCTTGGCCTATTCATTATATTATATCCTTTTTTTAATTATTATGCAACTTCTTTTTATAGTTACAGTGAGTTTTTTGTTGACAGGCCGTTAAGTTTCTAGTATAGTAACTATATGTACGCAACAGAAAAATATGTAAGAAGTGAAGTAAAAGAAGTTCATGCGTCTTTACGTGAACTTGCTAATGATCTTGGAGGTGATATCCGTTTTTTATCCCAAGAAATTCATGATCTTTCTGAACGTATACAGGCACTAGAAACACAAATTGAAAGTCTAAAAGGGGAGATTGGAGAGTATAATGGCACATAAAATAGTTGGGTTTGCCTTTTCTAATTCCAATAACTTATCATACATTAAAAATCAGCTCGATGCAATAAAAGAATCATTTCCCAATCTAGAAATAGAAGTATCTAATGAAACTGATTTACGTCTGGATAGACTAAAAACAAAAGCTTCTAATCTTTTTCCTCTTTACATTATATATAAAAATGGTGTGTACAAAATGCATCGCTCTGGAAAGTATGATAATACTCAGATTATTGATTGGCTTAATACGATACATGGTTTAAATACTTAAAAAATATACTTGAAATAAACGCGGTAAAATGAAAAAAATAAGTAATATACCCGTTAAAATCAGAGCCTTAAAATATAAAGTTGAATATTTAAAAGCTATTGCTGATGCTATGGATGATCCTTGGCAGAGCGAAGATAAACGATCTGAAGGTAAAGTTTTAACAAAGTTAGCAACTATATGTTCCGAATATACTAAAGTACCTTATTGGAATTTTACTAATTGTTGTACAGATTCTTTAAATTTAGCTATTAGACTATTTACTTCTAAAAATTGTAGTATCTTAATTCCTACTTATACATGGAAAGCTATTCCAAATGCTGTTATTTGGGCAGAGAGAAAACCTATATATGTTGATATAGATAAAACAGGATGTATATGTATAAAAAGTTTACATAATATCCTAAAAAATTGTAATGAAGAAATTGGTGCTCTCATATATGTTCATAGTTTCGGGACATGCAATGATATAAGCAAACATAATGAAATTCTAAAACAATATAATTCCAATGCACTTCTTATAGAAGATTGTGCTCAATCTTTTTGGATGGGTGAACCATATAAATTTCCTCCTGGACAACTTGGAGATATTTCATGTTATAGTTTTGACTTTACCAAGTCACCAGGTACTCTTGGATCAGGAGGAGCGATTGCCACAAATAATAAAAATAAATTTAATAAAATAAAACAAAGTTTAGCACATACTTTTGGCTCCGAAATACCGGGAACAAAATCATGTTTAGATGTAACTAGTGCTGCTGTACTATTAAAAGATATTGAAATTATGGAGCGAGATAAGCATAGAAATAAAAGAAGTCAAGTTGCTAACTTATATAATAAAAAACTTCCTTATACAAGAGTGCCGGGAGAAAATTATATAGCCTATAAGCATATTATCTCTGCTACGGTAAATGGTAGAAAAGCTCTTTTAGAGGAACTAAATAGAGTGGGTATCTTAGCTAAACCTGTATCTGACCAATTTGCTAATTTACCTAATGCACATAGTTTCTGTGAAAAAAGTATAGAAATGCCAATAAATGGTTATATAGATTTAAATGAGTTAGAGG